TGAAGAAACCAAACGGTGAGCCATCTCGTAAAGCCTTAGCATTGCGTAAGTGGAACTGCCGTAGCGAAGAAACAAGCGTTGACGAAAAGCGTGGACTATGGGATAATATTCACGCTAAACAGAACCGTATCAAGAATGGTTCTGGCGAGCATATGCGTAAGCCAGGTTCTGAAGGATCTCCATCAAACAAGGATCTCAGAGTTTCAAGAACAGAAGATATTACGGCCCGCCATGCATCCCATAAAGTGATTCGCGTGAAAGACGGCAGTAACTTCAGATATCGTAAGGTATATGAAGAACCTATTAGTATAGCTAAATATTCAGTTGACAAGCCGATTGTTGGCGATGCAGCCGATGGTCCAGATAAGGTCACAAAGACACCAGCACATTTCAAAGAGATTCGTAAGGCGCTTGCTGGTAAACGAGAATAAGTTCAAAATAAAAAAGGAGAAGTGAAAATGGATATGGATGTAATTATTGGTTGCGTTATTTTTCTAGCTATTGTTGGGTATTTGGTATATGCAAAGCCATGGAAAAATGAAGAGTTTATTGTTGCTGATGAGCAAGAAGCTAAAGCAGCAGTTGAAGAAGTAAAGGCTGAAGAAACGGTTGTCGTCGTTGTACCAGAGCCAGAGCCTGTTGTGGAAGCTGTTGTGGAAGAAGCACCAGTCGTTGTTATTGAGCCAGAAGATGCGCCTAAGCCTAAGAGAGGCAGAAAAGGGAAGAACTAATGGATGAGCTTTCAGAACTACTCAAGAAATCACTCGCTACAACCTTTGCGTTTTATCTGAAGGCTCATAACTTTCACTGGAACGTAGAAGGTCCATTCTTCTCGCAGTACCATGAATTTTTTGAAACTCTATACACCGATGCGTTTGAAGCTACCGATGGCCTTGCAGAACACATTCGCGCATTGAATGTTTATGCGCCAGGTTCATTCAAGCGTTTTGGTGAGCTATCAACCATTCAGGATGAGCTAACAGTTCCTAATGCTGCTGGTATGTTAAATCGTTTGTACGATGATAACAATGCAGTTATTGCTACGCTTGTTCCTGCACAGAAAGCAGCGGAGGTTGCTGGTGCGGTAGGAATTGAAAACTACCTACAAGACCGTATTGATATTCATAACAAACACGCTTGGATGTTGAGAGCGACAAAGAAGAGCTAAGAAAGGTAATTATGTCATATCGTAGCTTAGAAAACACAATTCGTTTTGGCCCTATCAAAGAAGAAAAGGACTACGAAGGGCAGATGGCCCGCGCACAGTTGCAGATAATTGCACAGCGCGCCTCCGCTCTTGCTGATATGATGAAAGACGATATGCAGCTAGAAGCTTGGGTACAGAGCAAGATCACAATGGCTGAAGATTATGTAACAACAGTCCACGATTATATGACTACTAGAAAGGGTAACTAAAATGTCTATTGATAAGAAAGCATTTGGTCTTAGCGATTCGCTAATCAGTGCGGTAAGCGAAGCACTCAAGGGTGGTCAAGTCAAAATCGACAAGAACCACAACGGCAAGATTGATGGGCAAGATTTCAAGATGCTCCGTAAGGAAGAAATTGTTGATGAAGGAAATCCTGCTAATAAGGAAAAGAAGAACGCAGCTGCGGCGGCTGTCGGTGCTAAGAACAGAGATAGTCAGTACCTAAGCAGAATGAATCCATCTGTGGCTGATAAGATTCGTGGTCGCGAAAAGATGTCAGGCAATGATCGTAAGCAGTTCGAAGAAGTCGAGCAGGTTGACGAGAAGGCCGTATCAAAGGCTCAGCAACATGCAGCTGGCGCAGCACTTGCTACACAGCGCGGTGAGTATGATGGTGGCAAGAAGGGCGGCGCAATCAACCGCATGGCTTCTATGAAGACTTCAGAGCTTCGTAAGTTTGCTGGTACAAAGACAAAGAGCCTTCCTACACACAAGGAAGAAGTCGAGCAGGTAGACGAGCTATCAAAGAAGACCATGGGTTCGTATATTAAGAAGGCTTCACATGATGTGGCAACTAAGTCTGCTGCAACTGGTCGTTATGCTGATCGTGCCAATGCGGTTAAGGATCAGATGAAGAAGGGCGACTATTCAAATTACCAGCAAGGTAAGAAGGATGATGCAACCGCTGATAAGATGTTCAACAAGTCATGGAAGCGCCGCGCGGGTATCGCTAAGGCTACCGACAAACTAACTAAGGAAGAAGCCGAGCAGGTAGACGAGCTTTCAAAGGCTACTCTTGGTTCTTATGTAAACAAATCAGCAGCAAGTCTCGGAAAGGCTGGTTACAACGCCGGCAGTACCGATGGCACTGCGGCTAAGTTGGATCCACACATTCATACTATAAACAAGAGATCAGCTGGCATCAAAAGAGCTGTAGGTAAATTGGCTAAAGAAGACACTCAAATTGATGAGCTATCAACTGATACATACCACAGCGCAGCACACAAGGCTGCTAAGAAAGCTATGGGTGATGCTCAGGGTCGTTCTGGTCCTATCTTCAAGAAGTATGCTGGAATGGCTAATAAGTTCCGTGATAAGGGTATGGATCAGGAGAAGAAAGAGAAGGCGTCTAAGGATGCTAAGTCTGCAAAGATGAAAGCCTATCGTGCTGATCGTGATAAGAATATGGAAGAAGAGATTCAGATTGATGAAATCTCGAAAGGAACTCTTGCATCTTATGGTTATAAGGCCGGTAGACAAATGCAAGGTAATCAACCATCTGATCCTGATAAGTTTCGTAAGCGCACCAATCGTGAAAAGGGTTCTAAGTTGGCTTACGGTAAGTATTACGGCCACAAGGTAAAGGTTCCTGCTACTGAAGAAGTAGAATCTGTTGATGAACTATCAAAAAATACTCTTGGTAATTATGCTCTAGCAGGAGTAAGAGACATTGCTTCTCGTCAGTATGCTCTTGGTAAAGGCGACAAATCTAATACAGGCAAGCTTATGAATCGTCGTAAAGGCGTTGATAAAGCAATCAGTAAACTTACTAAAGAAGAGACTGATCCAGGATTTGCTGAAGCTAAGACCATGACTAAAGTGAAGACAACAAAAGACATTGGGTATAAGGTTGTCGATGTTGGTCCTGGTCAAAAAGAGAAAATAGTGAAGGCACACAATTGGACTGAGCCAAAAAAGAAGTTACCTAATGGAGCAGATTATGCGGCACAAAGACGCAAAGAGAGACTTGCTGCTAATGGTCGTATGGATGAAGCCACTGAGAATCCAATGGCAAAGCAATTGGCTGCAAAGAAGGCTGCGATTCAGAAGACAATCGTTCAGAAGAAAATGCAGGTTATGCAGTCTAAAGCTAATAAGCAAATGTCTTCAATGAAAGAGGGTAAATGCTCTTGCACTGAAGGTAAAAAGTCTATGACATGTGAGACACACGGTGATAAAGCAAAGGGAATGAAGGGTGGCAAAGAGCCAATCCTAATGAACCCACCACTCAGAGACTAAATAGGGTATAGCGAATAAAATCTATATTATGCCGAGTAGTCACAACGAAAAGCGAAAAGGAATAAGAAAATGGCACTATGGGGTTTTAGTAGAGAAAGCACACAGGTAGCTTCCGGAGCAAATACGGAAGCTGCTATCCGCAAAGGTTATCGCCCACTTCCACTAGCAGGCGGTATTGGTCACTCATTTGATTTACCAGATGGTGGTAGTTATGCAAACAAGCGTAACGTCATCGCAACATCTGCTGGATGGGTTCGTCGCACCAATCGCGTATCAGATGGCAATCAACGTCAGTTTGATGAAATTTTGGTTGCAGCAAATCCAGGCAGTGGATTTAGATATACATCTAATACATTTCTTGGTAGTCCAGACATTGTAGAAATCTTCGTGAAGCTAAATGCTAACGGAGTTATTTCTGCAAACGCATCTGGTGCTAACCTATATGTTGTGTTTAATATGCCAGTTCATAAGCGCCCATCAGGTAACCTTATGTCAATTAGCATTGCAAACACTGCTGGTGGTAACAACGCAGTTGCTCGTATCACAGCAGCTTCGGCCGCTCGTGCAAACGTGGCCAATAACGTAATGATCTTCACTCTACCTGCAATGCGTGGTGGTGTTGGTTCTGCGAAGGCTACATATCATGTGAACGCACAATCAATCTCAGTAACCGGTGGTGGTAATCCACTTTATAATCCAGACTTCGGTGTTACGATTACAGCTAACCTTGTAATCACAGGCGCAGTTGCTAACAATCTTACTCGCTTCAACGGCGAGCGTATTACCAACTTCACAGTATCACCAGGCGGACGCTAATAAAGGATCGGGAGCTGAATAATGGCTGACAAGAAAGTATCTCAACTACCATCAGCGACAACGGCTGCATCTCCCGATTTGCTCCTGATTGTTACTGACGCTAATGGAACACCTACATCTAAACAGATTACTGTAAAGAAGCTATTTGGTGCAGTTCCATCCAACACCGTGTTCAGTGGGTCAACACTCACTGTACGCGCACGTACCACAACTACAGCAAACGTCAATGTTACAAAAACTCTCACTGCAAATATTGTCAACGTCACATTAGGTAGCACACCAGCTTCCAATAATGCGACAACTGTTGGTATGGCTGTAGGAGAGATGCGTTTCACTAATACATATATCTACATTGCAGTCAACGCAACTACCATAAAGAGAGTTGCGCTTAATACATTTTGAGGTGTGATTTGATTCATAAGGTAATTGAGTTTCTTTTAGATAATGGCGCCGAAGAAAATAATCACAGCCAAAGATCCTTATTAGAGCATCTAACCGGTACAGCAAGTTTACTTATGGACTGGGGATGTTCTAGTGACGTTGTATATGCTGGATTGTGTCACTCAATTTATGGTACAGATTCATATCATACGGTTACCATAGATCCATCAAAGCGCGATGAAGTCCGTGCCTTGATCGGAGAGAAAGCAGAAGCATTAGCGTGGGAGTTCGGCAATCGCAAGAACCCACGCATTGTTTCGTTTATACAAAACCAAGAAACAGATTTAGTTGTTATTGAGTGCGCGAACCTTATAGAGCAGAAAGTTGAGCCACACCATTTGGCTGCTGCTCTTGCTATATCATTACCACATGAAGTTCGCAAGAGCGTAATCAATTATTTAAAGGTCTACTAATGGTCGGTGCAACAGAAAGAATCGAAGCTGCTATAGACAAGCTCACTGATATTTCCAGTGATCTAAAGGCTATGATTGCAGTTCAAGAAGCCAGACTGACTCAGCACGAAAAGCAAGCTGAGGTTATTGAAACCAAATTGGAAAAACGTCGTGAAGAATTGGATCAGAAATTGAAAGATGTTTATGATACGATCCGCACACAAGACAAAGCCATATTAGACGAAATAAAAGCAGTAAGAGAAGAACAAAATAAACATTATGCATGTTTGAATGAAAAGATAGCTGCTATTCAGAAATACATATGGATGGCTATTGGAGGTGGTACTGTACTTGGCTATGGGTTTTCGTTTATAGCCACATTTTTTAAGGTACTTGGGCACTAAGTGAAAGAGATATGAAAGGTACCTTGGACGAATCAAATTTTTTTCTGTTTGCCGCAAAGCATTATACCAATCCGTGCATTGACGAAATAGAGTTCAACGAAGACCTAGATAGAATTAAAAATCTGCGTCGATTGTTTAATCGCTATGAAAAGAAAGGTGAGTTGAAGGAACGGTTGATACTGAATCACTTGGTGGTTCTTTACAATGTGTTTGAGCCAGAAGCTTTGACGCGAATGCTGACATTTAAGTTATATGATTACCTTGAGTATCTAAAACCATTCTTGTTGTTATTGAATTATTGGCCCGAAAATGTGTACGGCATTGGTCAAAGAAACGAGACAATTAGATCCACGGACGTTATGATGGATCGTCAAATAATGGATGTTCTAAGGAAAATCTAATGAGCGAAATCAAAGAAGATGCTCCAGGAAATGCCACAGGCGCAGCAGTCGCAGGCACAGGTGGCGGTGTTCATTGGAGTAAGAGACAACCAAAATTGGGCCTCAAAGGTACCATGAAAAAGTATGGGCAACCCATACTGTTCAAGACCCTTCGTCGTAAAGCTATAAAAGAAGCCAGACGCACAGAAGTGGATTACCAGCATGAATTAGATCGTAAGAAAGATGCTGGTGCAAATGAATCAAAATCCGTATATTACAAAGTCTTAAAGAAGCGTTTGCCTGCGGTCAGTCGCACAAGCGCAATGGGAGACGGTTCAGACGGGAGCGAGTAATGGGTATAGGTATCAAAGTCGCAATAGCGGCAATTCTTTTTTCCATCGTATCAGGTGGGTATTTCTACATTCAAGCATTAGAAGGTAAGTTAGAGGCTGCTGCGGAAGTTCAGCAGCGCATGGAAGGTGTTATCAATCAGCAAAAAGCACAGATGGATAGGCAGAATGAAGATATCCAGAAGATGCAGGAAATCAACACCGAAATAACCAAAGACTTTATCAAGACACAACAGGAAGCATCTGACCTTCGCTCGAAGGTTGCAGCGCCAAGACTAACAGCCGCGTCTATCGCAAATGCTGATGATGTTCAAATGAAAATCAACCGTGGCACAAAAGCAGCGTTTCGTTGTAATGCGATTGCTACAGGTTCACCCTTGACAAAAGACGAGCGTTCTGGTACTATGAAAAATGCAATATGTCCAGAATTAATTTCTTCTCTTATGCCTAAGGGAGTGGCTGCAAATGCAAAATAAAATCTTACTGCTATGCGCTACACTATTGTTGGCGGGTTGCAATTCAACACCCAAGGTATTTGATAAGCCAGTTCTGATTGATCGCCCAGAACTTATTCTACCAACGGTAATGCCAGCCACACAAAACGATGTGGAGTGGATTGTTCTCACACCAAACAATATCGAAGCTAAGATAAAAGAAATGGCTGCCAGTGGTGGTCCAGTTGTACTATTTGCTGTGACACCTGCAGGCTATGAAACTCTTGCAATCAATGCGGCTGAGATGCGCCGCTATGTTGTACAACAAAATACCATAATTGCTGGCTACAAAAAATACTACCGTAACTACAAGCTAGAGGCTCAGAAATAACTTGACTAGTGCGATAATTCTGATTATAATGAACCTATGTCTAATATCACTGATTCGAAATACATAGCCCTCATCTCTCCCAAACTCTTGGTATTCAAGAAGAAGGGCGGCGCATATAATTTTCGTTGTCCTTTCTGTGGCGATTCCCAGAAAAACAAATACAAAGCCCGAGGCTATCTTTTTCCAAAGAAAGATGGCTACATATTCAAATGTCACAACTGCGATCTAGGTACCTCACTGTACAAGGTGATTGATACCATTGATCCTAATCTCGCTCGCGCATACAAGCTGGAATCATTCAAGGAACGTGGCTTAGGTAACGAGCCATTGCAGTTCTCTATTCCAGATGTTCGCAAAGAAATCATAACCAAGACAGTTCTGGATGATATGCTGATAAAGATCAAGGATCTTCCGTCAGATCATTTTGCTGTGCAATATGTCAAGGGTCGCAAGATACCAAAGGATCGTTACGACGATCTATATTTCGCACGGGATATGAAAGCCCTAGAAACACTTAACCCTGCATATGAGGGCCGCCTGGTATCAGATGCTCGCCTTGTCATACCGTTTCGTAATGCGAATGGTAAACTAACAGGCGTGTCTGGGCGTGCGCTCGGTACATCCACACTCCGATATGTCACTATGCGTATTGAAGACGAAGCCCTTGTCTATGGGCTCGATAAGGTAGATACAACAAAAACTATATACGTTGTAGAAGGTCCCATCGACAGCATGTTCTTACCGAACGCAATTGCTGCTGGTGGCACCGACTTCACACGCGCGGTACGAAGCATTCCTACCGATCGTGTGGTACTTGTATTTGATAATCAACCGCGTAATCCACAGGTCGTAAAGAAAGTTGAATCATTTGTCGCTGGTGGGTACGGGGTCGTCATCTGGCCAGATCACTGGAAATATAAAGATATAAATGAAGCAATTATTGATGGTTTGTCGCCAGAAGCAATTCACTCTATAATAAATACAGCTACGCATACTGGCTTGTCTCTCAAGCTTGCGATACGTTCCTGGAAAAAGTGTTGAAATAGCCGAGAGCAATTCTCGGAACGATGCCGTTTGTTCAAAAAGAAAATTGGAGAATTATATGTCTAACTCGTTACCTTCCCTCTATCAGCAGTTCATTCATCTATCAAGATATTCGAGGTTCATGTGGGATGAGGGGCGACGAGAAAGTTGGAGTGAAACGATCAGCCGCTTCTTTGATTTCTTTGAATCGCACCTGAAGACAAACCATGGTTATGATACTGCTCAGATTAGGGCCGAACTTGAAGATGCTGTTTTGTCTCTCAAGGTCATGCCATCTATGCGTTGCATTATGACTGCTGGTGAAGCATTGAAGCGCGAGAATATCGCAGCTTACAATTGCTCTTATGTTGCTGTGAATAGCCCACGGTCATTTGATGAGATCCTTTATATTCTTATGAATGGTACAGGCGTTGGATTCTCTGTAGAGTCCAAAGACGTAGAACAACTCCCCATCGTTTCCGAAGATTTTCATAACACCGATACCACAATCGTAGTTGCTGATTCAAAGCTTGGTTGGGCTAAGTCGCTCAAGGAGCTTATCGGTATGCTTTATGTTGGGCAAATTCCTCAGTGGGATGTGTCTAAGGTTCGTGCTGCTGGTACACCACTAAAGACGTTCGGTGGGCGTGCATCTGGCCCTGAGCCGCTTGAGGCTCTCTTCAAGTTCTGCGTAGAAACATTCAAGAAGGCCGCTGGTCGTCGTCTAAACACATTGGAAGCCCATGATATCGTTTGTAAGATTGCTGATATTGTCGTTGTCGGTGGTGTTCGTCGCTCCGCTCTTATTAGTCTCTCTGACTTGTCTGATGACCGTATGCGCGTGGCAAAATCTGGTCAATGGTGGATGGACCAATCACAGCGAGCATTAGCTAATAACTCAGCGGTCTATAAAGAAAAGCCTGATATGGGTCTTTTCATGGAAGAGTGGAAGTCTCTCTATGAATCAAAGTCTGGTGAGCGCGGTATCTTCAATCGTGCGAGCGCGAAGGCTACAGTTATCAAGCATGGTCGTCGTAACCCTGATTATGATTTTGGTACCAATCCATGTTCCGAGATTATCTTGCGCGACAAGGAATTCTGCAATCTATCCGAAGTTGTTGTGCGCGATACTGACACGATGGAAACTCTCAAGGAGAAGGTCTATTGGGCTACCATTCTTGGTACATGGCAGTCAACACTAACTGGATTTAAATATCTATCATCATCTTGGAAGCGCAACTGCGAAGAAGAGCGTTTGCTCGGTGTGTCAATGACAGGAATCATGGACAATGACCTCACAAATGGAAAACTCCCAGGAATTGAAGGCCGCTTGGCAGAGCTTCGTGAAATTGCAGTCGCCACGAATGCAAAGTTTGCTAAAGAATTGGGTATTCCGCAATCTGCTGCTGTTACCTGTGTTAAGCCTTCTGGGACTGTTTCTCAGCTTACTGATGCTGCTTCCGGTATTCATGCTCGTCATAATCCTTATTATATCCGCACCGTTCGTGCTGATAAGAAAGATCCACTGGCTGCTCTCATGATTGATGCTGGCATTCCAGTTGAAGATTGTGCGATGCGCCCTAATAATGTTTATGTGTTCTCGTTCCCAATGAAGGCACCAGAGAATTCGGTATTCCGTACAGATATGTCGGCTATTGAACAGCTTGAACTGTGGGTCACTTATCAGGATCATTGGTGCGAACATAAGCCTTCGGTTACCATTTCTGTCAAGGAACACGAATGGCTTGAAGTTGGTGCTTGGGTCTATAAGCATTTTGACAAGATGTCAGGCGTGTCATTTCTTCCATTCTCTGACCATGTGTACAAGCAAGCACCATATCAAGACTGCACAAAGGAAGAATACGAGGCCTTCGCTGCTAAGATGCCTAAGGTAATTGATTGGTCTCGTCTTGGTCAATATGAAAAGACAGATAATACCACTGGTGCACAAGAATTAGCGTGTGTTGCAGGAGGCTGTGAAATCTAATGCCAGATAGAGATATTAGATGCCCTTGCGGCGAATATGAGTATACCGTTTCGTATGAGAAGAATGGTAAGAAAGACGAACCATCATTCTGCGCCTTTTGTGGCGCAGATGTAGAAGACGCGAAGATTGAAGAACTCGAGGAAGATGAGGAGTAAATTATGAAACAGTGGTTATATTATGGTTGGGTAACATTCAAACATTGGTTTCTCTTTACATCGTGGACAATTTTCCACAGTAAAGAGGACCGAGCAGAACTGATAAAGCTGTACAATGAAAGGCTTTTTCAGAAGAAGCAGATGGCAATATATGTTGCATATCTTGGTCGATTGGCAAAATATGATGAAATCGAAGACTTTACCGGTCTAGATTTGTATATCGGTGATTTAAAAGCCGATAGGTTTGATCTCGTAGACGAGTACTACAAAGCTAAGGAAAAGAAAGAAGAATAATGATTTCATTCATCATACCATGCTATAACGAAGAAGCGCATATCAAAGATTGCATACGTTCTATTCGTAAACATGTGTGGTACGTGCCGTATGAAATCATTGTGGTTGATAACAATTGCACCGACAAGACTGCTGAAATCGCAGAACTAGAAGGTGCTTTTGTTATCAAAGAATCTCGCAAGGGTGTTGTGTTTGCGAGACAAGCTGGCTATGAAGCTGCTAAAGGTTTTCTGATTGCTAACATTGATGCTGATTCAAAAATAACTGAAGGTTGGGTTTGGGAAGCATTGAGTTGCCTATCTAATGAAAATGTTGTCGCTGTAAGTGGGCCTCTTAAATATGACGGCGCTAGTTTGGGTTTAAGAATAATGACTAAGCTCTATTACTTGATTGCAAAACTCAGCAACGATTATATTGGTGTATTTCTTCAAGGTGGAAATGCTATGATTAAAAAATCTGCTCTAGATAAAGTTGGTGGGTATGATTTAAATATTGCTTTCTATGGTGAAGATACTATGACAGCAAAGCGGATTCAGCATCTTGGTAAAATAGTATTTAATATGTACATGATTACCACGACCTCACCTAGACGACTTGAAGAGCAAGGCGTCCTCAAGACGACTTGGCTTTATTTGACTAACTATTTTTCCGTGACATTCAAAAATAAATCCACAACGAATGATTACAAGGATTATAGATGAAGTCATACCGAACAGTATTCATCTCAGATATCCATCTGGGCACGAAAATGAGTCAAGCAGACCAGCTGCTTGAGTTTATGAAAACATTTGAGTGTGAGAAGATATATCTTGTTGGTGATATTGTTGATTGTTGGGCCATGTCAAAGAAAAACATATGGTCTCAATTTCATAATGACGTAATTCAAAAGCTTTTGCGTCGAGCTAGAAAGGGCACAGAAGTTGTATATATCCCAGGAAACCATGACGACGTTATGCGTAACTATTGCGATAACGAATTCGGTCATATTATTATGGTTAGGGAAGCCATACATGTGGGAGTCGATAATAGGTTATATCTTGTTACTCACGGTGATCAGTTTGATGTGGTAATTAGAAATGCTGAATGGCTTTCTCACCTTGGTTCATGGGCATATGATTTTAGTATTGACATGAGCTTTTTTATTAATAAAATAAGAACAGTGTTTGGTATGAAATACTGGTCGCTCTCCGCATATTTAAAAGGAAGAGTAAAAGAGTCGGTAAATTTTATTGGCAACTATGAAGAGACGCTATGTAATTATGTGAGAGGCAAAAATCTTGACGGAATTATATGCGGGCATATTCATCATGCTAATATTCGTGATATTGGCGGTATTAGATATATGAATTGTGGCGATTGGGTAGAATCGTGTACCGCATTGGTTGAGAACCATGATGGTACATTTGAAATTGTGAAGTGGAAGTAGACTATATAAGTCTATGACATATGAGAATGCGTGGACTTTTAATGGTAAGGAATTTGACAGTGAGGATATCGGGGATGCGTACGGCTTCGTTTACCTTATCACAACACCAGAGGGTCAGAAGTACATCGGTAGAAAGTACTTCTGGTCTATCAGAAAAGTTAAGGGTAAGACCCGTCGTCAGCGATCCGAATCTGACTGGAAAAAGTATTATGGCTCCAGTGATTTACTCAAAGCCAAAATCAAAGACTCCAACAAAAATCTCTTCAGACGAGAAATTATCTCTTTACATTCGACCAAAGGTCGTGTAAACTATGAAGAAGTAAAAGAGCAATTCGTAAATGGCGTCCTGGAAAGTGACGACTATATCAATGACAATATCAATGGAAAGTGGCACCGTGGACCAGAACACATCACAAGCAAATCAAGATTCTCTTCCCTCTCATCTGGGCGGGCATCTAAACAAAACCCACAATGATCGTGGCACTCTCCTTCATTGTATCGAGAAGTTTCAAATCAAATCATTCCTCGATGTTGGCTGTGGCCCTGGCGGTATGGTTCGTCTCGCACAAATGCGTAATCTATTCTCATTAGGTATCGACGGCGATTGGGAAGTTCCTAAGGAAAAGGAAGCAAAGATTATCATCCACGATTTCACAACTGGTCCTGCGCCATTAGACCGCGAGTTCGATCTTGGTTGGTCTGTCGAGTTTCTTGAGCATGTGGATGAACAATATCAGGATAACTATATGCAAGCTTTTGCTCGCTGTAAGTATGTTGCATGTACCGCTGCTGGTCCTGGTGCACCTGGGCATCATCATGTGAACTGCCAACTACCTACATATTGGCTTGATGTTTTTGATAAGTATGGTTTTGATTATGATGACGAGACCACACAGGAAATTCGTCTACACAAGTCTACCATGCAGAAGCCATTCATGCAGCGTACTGGTATGTTTTTTGTAAGGAGAGCATAATGATTTCGCAATATTGGAGCACTGATAAAAAGCTTTGTGCTGAAGTCCGTTTGTTTGAAGAACGCAGATTGGGTCCTGATACAGCCGCGGCTGCTAACATGTACGCGGTAGATTTCAAGCGCGATGGTGTGCTTGTCGAGACAAGATACTTTCCTGGCAAGAGTGAAGCCTATGCTGATAGCGCAGCCTATAACTGGACGATTGGTATTCTAAATCTTTAGGAGATAACATGCAAATTTTAACGACACATAGTTGCGATGATGACCACCGTTGCGCTGACGTTCTCAAATATGAAGATGGCACATTTACAGTTCGGTTTCGTTTATACGAGACTGTAGTTAAGACACAAGATTTTTCAACCGATCAGCAAGAAGCTGAAGCTGCGGCTAAAGATTGGTCTATAGGTATTATGGTGCGTCCTGATAATTCTATGTAATAAAGGATTTAATTATGATTGAACCTATTCGTATTTTCGTAGGCACATCTTCTAACAATGAAGATGCTGAGGCTGAAATGGTGTTGGAATATACACTAAAGAAGCACGCCACGCATCCTATCCAGATTACATGGATGCGCCAGACGCATGACACCAATTCTCATTGGGGTGGATGGGAAACGGAAAATTGGTCTACGCCGTTTAGTGGCTTTCGTTGGGCAATTCCTGAGGCGTGTGGTTATCATGGGCGAGCAATTTACATGGATGTAGATCAGCTTAATTTGCGTGATATCGCTGATCTATACGCAACGGATCTTAACGGCCGCCCTATGGCTGCTCGGCGCGGCGCTCGTTTTGGTGGTCATGAGTTTTGTGTCATTGTTATGGATTGTGAGCAGTTTAATGGTATTCTTACACCTGTGGCGCGAATGAAGTCTAACCCATCAGCCCATCATCGGTATATCAATATGTTCTCTGGTAATCCAGAATATGTGACTGACCTCGATCCTCGGTGGAATTGTCACGATGGTGACGGTTTAGCTCTTGACAATATCTGGCACTTACACTATACTAAAATGAGTACACAACCTTGGAAGCCTGCGTGGTTTACTGGCAAAGCTGAGGAACATCCACGGCAAGACCTTGTGAAGCTTTGGCATGATATGCGAGCCGAAGCAGTTCTTAATGGCTACGCGCCACAGCTTACCAATGAAACATATGGCGACTATAACATCATAGGAAGATAACATGGCTTTGCGTGAAGATATGGGAGGTGCAATGGAGATATTCAATCACATGTATTTCCTGAAGAAGGAGATTGCGTATCTTACGAGGTACGCTGAAGTCAATGGGCCTCATGATATGGGTCACATTCATACTACCATCAGCGTTCTTCAAGGCCGCTTTGATGAATGCAAAAAGTTCTCGGATGATTTTATGGCCAGTTCTCGGCATCTTCTTGATGGGATTACACTATGAAACTATTTGCATCGTGCGATTCAAAGTACCTTCGCGTACACGCGCCCGCGCTCGTAGCGTCGGCTGCATATCATAATAACTCTATCCATATCAATGTGATTGCTCCTGGGCAAGATGATCGTGACATCCTTGATGATATGAGTTCTAAGTACCACAAGATATCAGAATGGCCGCATAGTGATTTTAGTTGGTCTATGAGTACCATGTATGCTTGCCCTAAAGATTCAGAAGAACTGCGTACGGTTTATGCTTGCGATAGGTTCCTTACCGCAGGTCTCGTTATGCAGAACCACGAATGCGATTTGCTTATCATCGACACCGACTGTTTGGTTATGCAACACATTGAACCAATTCTTGATGACCAGGTTGGATTGTTTCTTCGTGAGTCATTGCCCGGCACACAGGGTTGGGAAAATGCTGGTAGTCGTGTAGCAGCTGGTGCTGTGTTTATTTCACAAGAGGCTGTACCATTCCTTGAGAAGGTTGAAAATCGTATCAGGAAAGGGCCTCTCGCGTGGTTCTTAGATCAGGTAGCTATCAATGAAGCTTATCAGGAAGATATTACTGACTATCGTTTTAGGTATTTCGACGCGCAATTTATGGATTGGGAGTTCGTGGAAGGAACTACGATCTGGACTGGTAAAGGACCGCGGAAGTATGAGAACGAAAAATACCTTGCCAAGAAAGCTTTCTTCGAAAGGATGATGCGGTGAGATACTTCTCTTACATGATAACTGGTGGCGAACGAGGCGAAACCTATGAAGTTGAAACAGTATCAGAAGAACAAATTCTTGATTGGGATTGGCGCGATTGGGTGCGCGAAGAACGTAAAAAAACAAACCCAAAAGAACTAACAAAAGAAAACTGTATCAATGATTGGGTTATTTTGAATAACGCATGGGAGAGTACGCCTTGAGAAAAGTGTCAATTCTGTTCCCTCGTTTGGATGTGACATTCAAAGAAGGACCTGTACCCGAAGGTCGTGGCGAAATTCCACCAATTCGTATTCATTGGCAAAATTTCAAAGATAAGCTATTGCAGCATCATATGCTGAAGGCTGGCGATAAGGTTTCAATTATTGAAAAGCCACTTTGGCAATTTACGACTGAGTTCGTAGAATCACTAGACGCTGATATCGTGTATATTCCACATAAGTCGACCGATACTTTTCCTGTGAGTGGAAAAGAAGTTCGCTACTATATGCAGAGCGTATTTCCTTTTCAGTTTTATATTGACTCAAAGGGCTTTGCTGGTGGTAGCTCAAGGTACCCATTTGACTATGATTGGAACCTTGAGATACCACACGGAAGCTTCTATGCCCAGATGCAGGCTCGTGCGCTCGCGGGTGAGAGTAAGTTCGCACAACCGCCTATGGGTAAAATTACAGTTGAATCTGATGGCCCATATGTTCTGTTTCCATGCCAGATTCCACACGATGAAACAATCAAGTACCATTCCGATATCTCGGTGTTAGATGCATTGATGGCTACATGTGAGGCTACAAAGAAGCTAAATATGCCACTGGTGGTAAAAGGGCATCCTGTTAATCCAGGTAGCATGGCACCGTTATATCAAGCGGTTAAGCAATACGATCATGTTCATTGGGTCGATGATGTGTCCATTCACGATTTGATCCCCAACGCACATGCGGTTGTCGTCGTAAATTCTGGGACTGGTATGGAAGCAATGCTTCATAAACGCCCAGTGATTACCTTTGGTAGATGTGAGTATGATTGCGTGAGTAACAAGGCTACGGCGGATAATATCGTTGACGTTCTCAGGTCTCCTGTGTTCAACGAGAAGGAAGTACGAGCATTTTTCGAGTCGTGGTACGAATGGACTTACGACACAAGAAACGGTAATTCTTTTAACGGGCTATAAGGAGAACGAATATGTCATATTGGGGTTATCACCTCCTATTGGACTGCGCTGAATTGGATCACGCAGCAATCACAGATGCGGAGAACATCTATTATTTCGTCAAGCGTTTGGTCAAAGATATTGATATGGTCGCTTATGGTGAACCACATATTGTTAACTTTGGCTCAGGCAACAAGGCCGGCTACACATTGGTACAGTTAATCGAAACATCAAATATCGTAGCGCATTTTGTGCCAGATGATGGCATGGGTGGTAATGCTATGTACCTCGATGTTTTCTCATGCAAGGAATATGACGATCAGATTGTTATTCAGTTGGTCAAGGAATATTTTGGTGCAAAGTATGTGCGTCCAAACTATCTCACAAGACAGGCGTAATTGTCTTGACAAAGAGTAAAGATGCATATATAATACACAATAGAAATTGCGGGCGTAACTCAGTGGTAGAGTGTCAGCCTTCCAAGCTGTTCGTCGCAGGTTCGAACCCTGTCGCCCGCTCCAAGTTTCACGAGTGGCTAGAAATGGCCCTCGTGATTGCTATCTGTAACTGGATGGCATTGAGCGTAGGAATCTTCCTACTTTTATATAATGTCTTTTTAGACTAAGGAGTAAATATGAAAAACACAATCACTACCATCTTCGCACTTGCACTAAGCACTTCCGCTTATGCAACTGACGTACCAAGCGGCAAGGTCGCTCCAAAGGCTCCCGTACCCGTCTTCGTAAGCGCCGACAATTATATCGGTGTTAATGTCGGAGCGAATGTCACTGATGGCGTCAACAAACAAGCTCCTACAGCTTTCGGCGTTATTGCAGGTCGTAAGGTTCTAGGTTTTGGTCCTATGGGTTTCACAGCAGAAGCCGCATATGATTACACCAAGGGCAATACTAACATGGTTTCAGGCAATGCGCTTGTATCATATGCGTTTGGTCCTTTCTCTCCATACGCTCTTGGCGGTGTTGGCTATCGTTTTGTTGATAGCAAGCTTCCTGTTCGTGTTGGTGGTCCTAAGAATGAGGCAGTTTGGGCAGCTGGTGGTGGTATTAAGTTTGCGGTCACGTCCGCAATTGAGCTTGATGCTCGGTACCATCGCGTAGAAAACTTTGACTACAAGCGTCCCGAAGATCGTGTGTCTCTTGGAGTTAATTATAAGTTCTGATGATGAAAATATCCCTCACTGCGGATAAGTTCGGTTATTATGAGGTGGGGGGTAGAACCACATATAGTAAAATGGAAGCCCTTGAGTGGGCTTCCACTACTAACATGAAGGCGGAGTGGAATTTTAATCGCTCCGCCTTTGAGTCTATGGATTGGAAGAAAGAGCCTACTGGTTCTCTTTGGGAAATGTACAAAGAGAGAGCGAGGCAAATCCGTGAAGAATACGATTATGTTGTATTATGGTATAGCGGAGGTTCTGATAGTCATAATCTACTTTGGGCATGGTTGGATGCAGGTCTTAAAATAGACGAGATTGCAACAACATGGAATTACGGTGCTACTGGCGATAAACAGAATCACTATAACGCAGAAATCACAAATGTGGTTTTGCCAGATATCGCAATGCTGAAAAATGCTGGTTACGAATTCGAGTTTCGTTTGATTGATATCTCACATTTCTGTATAAAACTTTTTAGTACATGGAATACAGAGTTTGAATATAACGTCAACTTCCATCTCAGTCCAAACAATCCTGCAAAACACATATTCCGAAATGAGATTGACGATTATAAAAACATGATCGCTGATGGTAAGAAGTTATGTTTTGTTTGGGGTAAAGAAAAGCCAGTTCTTCAATATGAGAACGGTAAACATTTCTTCGTGTTTTCCGATAACATTGACAACACGGTTGGTCCATATGTTCAGAAAAAGTATCATCAAGGGTGGTATGATGAGCTATTCTATTGGACACCTGATATGCCACAGCTGGCTATCAAGCAAGCGCATGTTCTAAAGAACTATGTGGAATCATGTATTGACGAATCGCAGTTCGAACCAAAGAGCGACACTAAATTTCAAACAGGTGGCTATTCGAAACGATTCGATGGGTATCTAAAAGATGCATATGTCAAGACAGCTATATATCCAAAATGGTCAAATGATATTTTCTGTAATGGTAAAGCTGGATCTATGACATATAGCCAGCGTGATAGATGGTTCATCAAGTCGTCATTGCTCGAAAGACATAAGTTCATGTCAATAATGGATTCAATATATTCAGGTATCTATAAGAAAGATTTCTACGACAGACATAATTATTATCCATTTTACAGCTCAAGGTATTTTTTAGAATGAACAAATTTTATGAGACGCACACGCGCACGATAGCGAAGACGCTGACGATCAGAGTTCTATTCACTCTAAGCCATCTCTTGAATGGATTCATCGTTACCGGTAGTTTCGTTATTGGAGCGCAGATTGCAGGCGTAGCAGCCATCATCAATATGGTTTTATTTTGGATTCACGACCGTGCGTGGGAATTTGCGGCATTCAATAGAAAACCAGGTGACACCAAGTTATTTGTTGACGGGCACCCAAGAACTATTAGCAAGAGCATAACGTGGCGGGCACTAATCACAATCAATAATTTTATGATTCCATTCATAATGACTGGCTCTTGGCAATCGGCTATAGCGTTCCTAGGAATAGCTACCGTACTAAATATTATCGTATATTATGCTCATGAACGAGTTTGGAATGGTGTTGTTTGGGGAAAGAGAGAAAAAGATGTCGTTCAGCAATAAAACATTTTGTACGATGCCTTGGTCGTCTATTATGATTTTGCCATCAGGTGATTTCAAGATTTGTTGTTTCACAGGCCACAAGACATCAGATGGTCGTGATAGCCATGGTGTTGCTATAGATGATGACGGCAATTCAATGAATGTCCTGACGCATTCTATCAAAGAAGCAATGAATAGTAAATGGCATAAAGAATTGCGAGTAGCGCAGTCACAAGGCAAGCGCCACGAGATATGCAAGGTGTGTTGGGATCGTGATGATGCCGCAGCGACACATGATGAGGCTGCAACATCATTGCGCGTCGTGCGAACCTACTACCAGAATGCTGATAGCGGAACAAATCAATCCCGTAAACATTTTGGTGGGCATCCTATGACGGGTGCTGTTCTACCTGAGACTGCATCTGATATCATGACCGCTGGTGGTTCGATTGACATGATGCCAATCAGCTTGGATATGCGCTTTAGCAATCTATGCAATGCTAAATGCATCATGTGTGAACCTCTCTATAGCACACTTTGGTACGGAGATCAAATCGACGTAAATCAAAAAGATTTTTTTGATGTAGGACCAAAACGATATAACATCATTACCAAAACATCTCCTACCGGCCGCAAGACATATACCGATGACATGCCAAATTGGAATGATGACCCTCGTTGGTGGAAACAGTTTGATGAACTAGCACCACATCTTCGTCACGTTTATATCACAGGTGGCGAACCTTTCATCCAGCCTGTCCATGATGTATTCATCGAAAAGCTTGTCGAGCGCGGCTTCGCAAAAAACATTATCATCGAATATGATACCAATCTCAGCGTTTTGAATCCAAAGATTTTGAATTATCTCACAGAGTTCAAAGATGTTATCATTCGCATCAGTGCCGATGATGTCGGCGAAAGGTATAACCTTGTTCGCTTTCCATTGAAGTTTGATCGCATCACCAAGAACATAGAACTACTAAAGGAATATGGGCTCCACGAAAAAATTGTCAATATCACATCATGCATTGGTATTCATACCATTTTTGCTCCACTTACCATTCACAGATATTTTAGTGCGCTCGGCTACGATAAGTATGTGTTCCGTATCCTTCGCTCTCCACCACAGGTCGATATCATCAATCTACCTCGAGCGGCCAAAGAAGCCGTGATAAAAATTTATGAGCAATCGGATCTTCCGCATTCAGACCAAAAGCATGTTGTTGGTTATCTGAAAAACAATCTGGATGCTCTATCAGATGAAAAGGCGCGAAATCAAATTTCGATTTTCAGGCATTATATGAATTCTCTCGATCGGTCGCGTGGCACAGATTGGCGTGCTACAATACCCGAGGTGGACGCACTTATTGCTAAGTTCTAGTGGTGTGATAATTTAGCAACACCAAATCATCTAGTGGTTAGGGCGCCTTGACAATAGGCCCCCTTTCTGGTATTATAGGGATATGAGTTGAGGTTAAGGCATGAGCGTAGCAATAACGAGCGTATCACAGTTTGTTACCATTATTACCTTGACAATCAAGCAGAAGCCTAGTAAGATGGTTATAGAGTCAGAAAACGGAGCTAAAGCATGACAATAGAATATATCTTCGAAACCTTTCGTGCGCTTGAGACTGTTGCAGAGCGTGTTACATACTTGCAAGAACTTGCAACTCTTTCGCTGCCGTACGATATCAATTATGAAGCGTTAATCCGTGCATGGCTTGCATCAGAATAAACAAAGATCGTAACATAAACAATTACAAAAATAACCGTCAAATCGCCGCTAGGTGCCATTGACAATCCAATCCGCTCCTAGTAGAATATAAAAGTAGGGTGAAATCAGAGGTACATCATGAACTTTAAGCAAGCAGATCCGGTCGTCAACCTTCTCAAGGCTAATGGCAACCGCTTTACTCCCGCGCAGCTTGACGCCGCGACGGGTTCCGAACGCCGCTCCCGTCGGGCGCTGTTTCTCGCTCGTCAGATGGGTCTGGCTATCGAGGCAGTTCGTGATGGCGGCCGTGGCGTTACCGCTTACGTCCTTGCGTCTGGCGACCTTAGTGCCATTCCTGTCGCAGCGCCCAAAGCTGCTAAGGTCAAGGCTCCCAAGGTTGTAAAGACGCAAGCGCCGAAGGCGGTCAAGGACAAGGCGGTCAAGGTTGTCGATACCTCTCGTCTGTCCGACGAGGCTAAGGCGGCAGTCAAGGCTAAGAACCTTGAGACCATGAAGGTTGTGTCTGCCAAAAAGCATCCTATCACCAAGCAAGCCATGACCAAGACCCAAGAAAAGGTTCTTGAGGAGTTTGCCCGAATGGAATTGGCAGACAAGATCGACCCGCGTGAATATATGCCCGCCTTCCTTCTCAAGGAATCTTATAGCGAATAGCAGCTTAATTTAAGAGTACCACAGGCCCTTGACAATCAAGCCCGTCTGTGGTATCATTAAGTTAAGATGAAATGAACACGGAGAACATGGCCATGATTAAGCTTTCCAAAGCCTCTAAAATGCCCGCCAAATCCTGGTCGCTTCAGGCTCGCAAGACCTGCCCCGGTTCTATCGACCCGGTGACAAAGGCCCCGGTTGAGGTGTGCGCTGGCTGCTATGCCACCGAAGGCTTCTACCAGATGCCTGACGCCATCGCATTGCGCGAACACAACCGCGAGGATTGGAAGCGCCCGGAGTGGGTTGATGATATGGTCAAGGAGTTGAAGCGCCAGAAATTTTTCCGTTGGTTCGACTCGGGTGACGTTTACCACCCGGCTTTGGCTTTCAAGATTTTTCTGGTCATGCAAAAAACTCCTCACGTCCAGCATTGGCTGCCCACGAAGTCTTACAAGGTCCCGCGCATCCGTGCGATCCTTGAGCGGATGAAGGCCCTGCCGAACGCAGCGGTTCGCTATTCGTCGGACTTTATCAATGGCGCTTTTGAGCATGGTGAGCATGGCTCAACGGTTGTTCCGTTTGCCGACTCCGAGACCGAAGCGTCCAAGGTGTGTGACGCATATGAGCGTGGTGGCAAATGTGGCGATTGCCGCGCTTGCTGGAATAAGGATGTGGCTGTGGTCGCGTACCCCGCGCACGGTCGCCGTATGGGCAAGATTATGAAAAATCTTGCAGCCTAAGGGTTGACAATCCTGCCAGTTCGTGGTATTATGGTAATATGATGATGAATGGAGAAAATTGATGGCGCAAGTAGCAACCAAGTCAGTTTCGATCCGTAAGATCATGGCTCGCCCTACCTTTCTACAGGGTGTCCGTGATGCCGCGAACGGTCTAGGTTTTTGCTCCGATTACGATGATTTTTCCACAGCGGAACAGTGGTCGTATGAGCGAGGTCGGTTGTTTTATTTTGCTACGGGACTCAAGGCGTTCCGTGCAGGAGCTGGCGTAAGGCGTGAAGCCATCGTTCTCTATAAGTTTGGCCGTGCCAGCTTGTCCATTCTCTGAGGTGTCAAATGAACCAGTTTTTGTCAAAGGATCCTGCGACGGCTATCACGGAAATCAAGGCTCGGTTGTATGACCGCCTAACCCGTAGCCGTCACCTGTTGCACCAATACGATTCCCCTATGGCAGGACTGTCTGGTTCCGAGCTTGGGTATCGCGCTGGGCTCCATGAGGAAATTATGTACCTAGAGCGTCTCCTAAACGATATCGAAAACAGCTAAAATAGACCTTGACAATCCCGTCCCGACCATATAAAATAAAAATAATGGAGAGTGTGATGCAATTTTTAGCCAAACCTAATCTAAATAACACCACTGGTCAGAAGGTGTTCGATACGTTAGCCGAGGCCGTTAAGTACCTAGAATACAAAACTGGGCACAAAATGGACTTTGTTGTCGATAGAAAGACGAAGGTAAAAACCTATGACTGGGAAATCATCGGTAAGCTCAAGCGGATCAAAGCGCAACCCGATTGCGATTGATTTGGCTACTACTAAATACCATGCTCGTGTCGTTGCATCTCGCAAAGGCTACAAGCGTAAAGGTCGCGTAGCTCAGCTGGATAGAGCAACGGATTTCTACTCCGTGGGCCGAGGGTTCGAATCCTTCCGCGACCGCCACTAACAAAGAGGTTGACAAGGTGACAAAGATCGTTTATAATGGTTGCTTCGGTGGCTTTGGTTTGTCCGATGCCTGCATTCGTAGATACCTTGAGATAAAGGGTGTCCCTTTTACCGAGGAAGAGTCCGAAGTTAGTTTTCGCAATGTCCGATTCCGTATCGGTACTAGCGTAATGAATGAGGGTGAATTTTTCAATGATTGGAATATTGAGCGGACAGATCCTGTTCTTGCTCAGGCCGTAGAGGAACTTGGTAAAGCTGCGTCTGGCTATTGTGCTGACCTGTGCATCCGTGAGTTAGCACCTGGTACGCGGTACATTCTGCGAGAGTATGACGGTTCCGAATGGATCGAAACCGAAGATGAAATGGAATGGAGTGTAGCATGATCCGCATTGCAGCCGTCTCAGCATTAGCCCTCGCGCTCGCGGGCTGCAATGCGACCGTGTATGGTCCTCGCCCTACCATGGATGTTTACGTTCCGCCTCCGCGGTATATCGCGCAGGAGCCAGTGTATATACCACAGCCTGTTCCTAGGCCGTATTATGCACCACTCCGACGCCCGCGGTGTGCTACTGTGTGGAATCGCACTCCTCATGGGTATGTAGAGCGTCAGGTTTGCGGGAACCATATCCCGTAAAGATTTCGGACTCTTAGCTCAGTTGGTTAGAGCAGCGGTCTTTTAAACCGTTGGTGCTGGGTTCGAGTCCCAGAGAGTCCACCATATAACCTCCGTTGGTGTAGCGGTCCAACATACCCGCCTTTCAAGCGCGGAGATCATCGGTTCAAATCCGATACGGAGGACCAAAAAAGAATGGTTGACAAAAGAGTGCCAATATGCTACTATATAAGAATAGAGAATACGCTGTTTGACATTGCTGGTAAAGAAAAAGAAACGCCGGGGATTCCTGCTTTTAGAGTAGGGATTCTTACCCCATCGTGGGTGTAACGGTTGTTTCTTCTAAAAGAGCTATGCGATGCTGCCACATCGTTAGTGGCAGCTACAAGATATCTCGTATGGGGTATGCAAGATAGCTCTTTTAGAAGAAACAACTGATTAGGTATGGTGTTATGGAAAATCCCAGTGTTCCTGGGCAGCGCACAGTCCCTGGAGCCCTCTGTCCTGCAGGCACGGCATAAACTGAGTTGTAACTGAAAAGTGGGGTTGCTCCCACGCATAAGGTTACAGATTAAAGCGAACGGTATGACAGTCTATCCATATCCATAACATAACACCATGCCTAATCAGTTTTCGGAGATTGGCTCAGTCTGGTAGAGCATCGCGTTTGGGACGCGAGGGTCGCAGGTTCGAATCCTGCATCTCCGACCAATTTAGGACCATTAGCTCAGCTGGTAGAGCAGGAGACTCTTAATCTCTTTGTCGCAGGTTCGATCCCTGCATGGTTCACCAAATGATGGGGCATAGCTCAGTGGTAGAGCAAACGCTTGATAAGCGTTAGGTCGCTGGTTCGGATCCAGCTGTCCCAACCAAATGCATATATAAACTATAATAGCATTCGTTGTTATTATAGTTTGATTCTCGATAGCTCAGTTGGTAGAGCGTCTGACTGTTAATCAGAATGTCCCTGGTTCGAGCCCAGGTCGAGGAGCCAATTAGAAGAGGCGGTATCGGTGGAGCTTCATAGCTTGTTTCACGAACACCGAGAGAACATCCCATTGGTCGTGCGATGGTATTCAAGTATCCCTAATGCTGGGAACGCCTCTTCTTCTCATTCACGGTCCGTTAGCTCAGCGGTAGAGCAACGCTTTTACACGGCGAAGGTCGGCGGTTCAATCCCGTCACGGACTACCAGGGGGTATAGCTCAGTTGGGAGAGCGCCTGCTTTGCAAGCAGGATGTCGTCAGTTCGATTCTGGCTACCTCCACCATTTCAGGACTAACAGTAGAAGCAAATGGTTACCTACTGTGAATGGCAGCAAGATGCTGGGCGACCCGATAAATCCTAACCATAGGTTGCATCTAGTCAAGATCCTGAATTCAATTTGTCTCGTTAGCTCAACTGAATAGAGCATCGGTCTACGAAACCGAAGGTTGGGGGTTTGACTCCCTCACGGGACTCCATATCGCGTATGGGATGGTGTGGTTTGGCGAGGCCTGTGTACACAACACCATCCCTCTAGTTTTGCCCTTATAGCTCAGCTGGTAGAGCAACTGATTTGTAATCAGTAGGTCCGGAGTTCGAATCTTCGTGGGGGCACCATAATTCGAAGGGATGAGATCCTTTGCGTCACCACCTAACCTGGGTTCAAGCGGCCTTGGTGGATATAGGCTGCGGCCGCCTGAAGAGACCGAGTTACTTGGACCGTCTTGTCTCAGAACCTGTTGCGCGAAAAGGCAACGCTGGATGGCAGTAACCAGTACCGAAATTTGCTCTTGTACGCATCTGGTGAAGCGACCCCTCTGTCTAAGGGGTGAGGAGGGTTCGATTCCCTTCAAGAGCGCCATAAAAAATGAAGGATCATATATGCAGCCTGTTGCAGTCTTTTGTAAAGAACCAGAACTATCTGTTTATTGGACACTCACAGATTTCTGCAATTTTAGTTGCAACTATTGTCCATCTTTTCTTCATAGTGGTGAATATCACAAAGGTGTATCGCAAGGATTTCCTACTGACGAACAGATAATAGCATTTGTTGATAAGCTTGAAGAGTTGGCTAAAACTCGCAGACTTGATGTTGTGTTAAGTGGCGGAGAACCAACTTTGCATCCTATGCTACCCTACATTGTTTCCAGATTGCGTGATAAATGCATATTGTGTATAACGACCAATGGTTCGCGAGGAAATGATTTTTGGAAAAGTATCCTTCCTATTTCAGCCGTTCAGTTATCTCTTCATCCAGAGTTCACAAAATCTAATAAGGTCAATAGTCTCTCAAGAATTATTATAGATAGTGGAACTAACTTGAGGTACAATCTATCGTGTGATCCTAATAATTGGGAAAAAGCAATGGCTTTATATGATGAATTAGATGACGAGTTTAAAGTTTTTGTTACTCCAAAAGTCTTGCAGCATTGGGATAAAAACGATAAAATAAATCGCACGACTTATAGATACAGCAGGGAACAATATAACTGGATATCAGACACATTAAAAAAATATGAAGATTATATTGCAAATAACAAAAAAAGAGAAACTAGGTCTAACCCTAAAATGATCTTTTCTGATGGGTCAACTATCTCAGCAATGAAACTTGGACTTATAACGCTGAATAATTGGCACAATTTCGAAGGATGGAAATGCCATGTTGGGTCGGAATCCATTCATGCTTCATATTCCGGTGATGTTTTTGCTGGAGTGTGTGGTTCAAAATTATTAGGAAAGATTGATAATTTTGAATTATTTGATGACTATATAATCTGTCCTAGACATCGCTGTACATGTCCTTCGGATATTAAAGCGAATAAGCAAATAGTTTTGCCCCTGTAGTCCAACTGGTAGAGGCACCGGATTTAGGTTCCGGGTGGTGGGAGTTCGAATCTCTCCAGGGGCACCAATATAAGGATGCATTATGCAAAAGATGATCGTGCTTGACAATGTGTTTGATCCTGTTATACTGGAACAGTTGAAAGCGTTTGATTATGGTCCGCCAATGCCACAGCGTTGGTACGATTACGGCGTTAGCCCATTGCATGAAAAGATCCTCGATATCGCGAAGGAGCATTTTGATCTATCGCAGACAACTGGTTATGAAATGTGGGTCAATCAAAAAGCCGTTGGTTGGCATTTTGACCACGATGAGTACATATATAAGCGAACAGAGGAACTGATATTTCCTGCTGTGAGCATCGTGTACTACGCACACATCGAAAACATGCAAGGTGGTGATTTCACGTCCGAGAGTTTTCGATGTACGCCTAAGACAAATAGGTTGGTCATGTTCTCTTCTGACATTTACCATGCTGTGTATGATTACACAGGTACACGATTTGCAATTAGTATGAATCCGTGGAATAACAGGCCCGTATAGTCCAACTGGAAGAGGCGTCGGTTTCAAACTCCGAATGTTGTAGGTTCGAGTCCTACTACGGGCACCAATTTAAAGGTATATCATGCAGAAATTAAATTTGTTTTCAACACCAGTAGCAATTTTTGATTTGCCAGATTTTGAAAGAATCAATAAAATTATTTTAGATGGCAATCTCAAAGGTGTTGCTGAGCAAAATGGTTCAGATACTTTTGAGTATTCACAAGACAGAAATATCTGGAGTCATAGATATAATGAAGGTATAAATATTCTTCATGATTTCTTTTTGGAATCTGCTGCCAAATATGCAACTGAATTTTTTGAGATGGAATATAAACCAGATTTCTTTAGACATGCTAGAGGGTGGATTAATTTTTGTAAATATGGGCAAGAATATAGATTTCATAGTCATCGAATGACTACGATTGCAGCCACTTATTATGTGGATGTAGGAGATAAAGGTGGGATCATTCGACTACTCGATCCTAGATCGACGTTAGGTTGGATTAGTCTTAATCCTAAACATTATAATGTGTTCAACTATAAGCCAAAAGCTGGACAGATGATTATGTTTCCTGGGTGGCTAGTTCATCAAGTGTCGCACAATCAAACCGATAAAGATCGTGTGGCAGTGACAACAAATATGAATCTTATTCAGAAGCACTATGCTACCTTAGTGTAATTGGTAAGCACCCGGTGTTGTGGACGCCGGAGTTCAAGTTCGAATCTTGGAGGTAGTGCCAATATAAATAGATCCTAGAGCATGACTGGCTATGCGGGTGTCTCTAAAACATCGAATACGGGTTCAAGTCCCGTTAGGATCACCAACTGATAATGGAGTAATAACATGAAGGTATTTTTTCTGTAGGTTTTTCGTCCCCCATGAATTTTCTTATTGACTTTGAATAATCACTATCGTATAATGTTAACATCAATAAGGAAACCAACATGTCTATCAAGTTAAAGATCAAGTCTAAACATCTCGCATTGGAAGCTGGCGTCATTCGGTTCGAGGAACAGAAACTCAAGCGCCAGATTGAATGGCTCAAGACACACCAAAAGGACGAGACTAAAGTTCGTTTTATGTGGGAGTCATTGAATAGCCATCGTCGTTTTGATGTTCGCAATGAAGCTCGTGCTACTCTTCTCGCTCGCGCATACATAGAAGGGCGAATTTACAAAACGGTAGAACATTGTCGTAAAGATAATGGTACGTTCAAGACGTATATTTTGCCTCGTATTGTTTCAATGGTCATCAAATATGAGCATGGAAAAATTGAAAAGTTTATGAAGCCAGATGCGGTAAAAGCCGTGCGTGACGAGGTTGTAGCGTGGCTTGAAGGTCAAGTCTGGGTTCAAGTATAAAAGAATTGGGTGAGTTGATGCTATGGCGTGTGCATCCCCGGACTGTAAATCCGGTCCCTATGTGGTAAACAATGTAGGTTCGACTCCTACCTCACCCACCACTACCATCGGACCGTGTGCCCACCGTGCGGCAGCCGATGTAAAACAAACCCGTGGCGCTTATGGAGCCAGTTAACGGTGGGAACAGTTTGCCGATGTAGCTCAGTTGGTAGAGCGCACCCTTCATACGGGTATGGTCACTGGTTCAAGTCCAGTTTTCGGCACCAATTGAAGCAGAGTGGAGCAGTAGTAGCTCGTTTGGTTCATACCCAAAAGGCCGGTGGTGCAATTCCACCCTCTGCAACCAATATAGTCTCGCGGCGTTTGGATCACCCTCCCAGGTTCACGGTCACAAAGCGAGTGTGGTGGTACTGCGTGGTAAGGTTCGCTCTTACCAACTATATACTTGCCGTCTAAGCTAATCTAGTGAAAGCGCCTGCCTGAAGAGCAAGAGAGCTTGGAGCGTAACCAAGAGACGGCACCATTATAAATAAAAAAAGGAGCGAACTTCGGATCCGCTCCTCTACTTCATGTAAGGTAAATTTATTCGGTATATGTGAATGAAGTGTTAGCTACCAAATCTTTTAGACCAGTGAGAAGAACATCGCCTTCGTCATCTTCTTCGTCATCTTCGTCATCTTCTTCTTCGTCTTCTGGCTCTTCGGTAAGATTGCCTAGGATTGTATCAATTCTCATTTCAAGTTCATTAAGAAAGTCAATTTTGGATTGGATCTTATCTACACGATTACTGATTTCTTCAAAAAGCTTCTCGGTCATGATTTTTTCCTATAATATGAATCATTATAAATATTTCGCACGACGCTATTTAGAATAATTTATTCAAATAGGAAATAAATATATGAAAAAGATTGCTCTTTTTAATCACCAACCAGAATGCTCTATTGAGTGTTGTAATGGGATAATAAGAGCGTTATCTTCGCAATATGAAGTGAAGCTGTTTACAATTCAAGATGATCTTGATGAGGTACTAAATGATGTGGATGGAATTGTTTTCCCTGGCGGCATTGGCGACAGTGACAGTTATCACGATTTCTTTACACGTTCTAAAGCTAACAAAATCGCAGCGTTTCTTGATAGAGGTGGTAGGTATATCGGCATTTGCATGGGTGCTTATTGGGCTGGTTCTAGATATTTTGATTTTCTTGATGGGATAGACGCTGTTCAATATATCAAGCGACCAACGGCTGAGATACGCCGAAGCTATGGTACGGTTGCTGATATTGAATGGCTTGGTCAAAAAGAAAAGATGTTCTTCTATGACGGTTGTGTCTTTACAGGCAGCGGATATTATGATACTATTGCCAAATATGCTAACGATGAACCGATGGCAATCATTCAAGGCAATCTTGGTCTGATTGGTTGCCATCCTGAGAGTGAGGAATTTTGGTATGAGAGTCCTTATCAGTATC